ATCTTATTCGGAAGCCACTCCTCTTAGACTCGCAGCAACTGATCGTCTATATGTAGGTTCTCAGGTTGCGCTTGCTTCGGGTATTATTTTTCGAGCAGAATTCACAGACTTCTAAGATATGGTCTATTTCCCAAGACAGAATCAGATATCGAAAGTATCATCATTTAGCCCTAGGATGATGGGGCAAAGAACAAACAATCTTAACTATCTACTCCCACTCAAAGCAACCCCAAACAGAAATCTTCCTGGAACTTTCTATACGGGCGATGATATGTCAAGCATTCGAACCACAACATATGCAAATACAGTTGCATTTGAAAGACAAATAATCCCTCTACCCACAATAGGACCAAACTCTGTTGTAAATTTCATTTTGTGCGGAACTGCTGTTTCAGGAAATAATCTGACATTTGATGGAGCATGTCAACCAGGAGCTGGAGGAGAAGTAGGATGGTATTCGGGTGTTCTTGACGGAACAGAAAGATACATGGTTCTGGAACAATGGGGATATCATAATATAAACGCATTTATGCGATTGTCATTTGTGGGAACAACTACGAAATACATGGATGTTGGTTCTTCTCCTCCTACAAATGACTTTGGGGCATGTGGATGCCCGACATCTCGAGGAAATACTACGACAGGATGGCCGGGTATCACTGTCAGAAAATATGGAGCTGTTCGTCCATACAATTCTAATATAGACTATTCAGACGATTCGTCTTATGCTGCTGGAGCAAACGCAACATATGGTTCTTCAACATTCTCAATGATTGATATTGCAGGACTTAAAGTTCGAGCATATTTCGGAGATAATTCTTCTGCAGGATTCGCAAGCACAACAACGACATCAACACATGATGCAACATATTCCGATCCGTTTCATACTATACCAGGGCAAAATACGGGAATTACAGTTTTCAATATGTTGAGCGGTGCTCTTTCGATGGTTTCTCCTGCGGGTGTTATCTACGTTACAAATAGTCCATATACAAGATTTGGCTATGTTTCTCAAAATGGATATGGCACTTCTCCTAATAATCAGAGAGTATATCCTTCTGCTTGGGGATGTGCAATTGTGGAAATTGTTCAGAATCGAGGAGCTCTCGGCGTAACAGCCTCATAAATATTTCCACCGAAGGAGAGGACTTATGCCCGTCACGGCTGTCAACAGAATTGCTGCAGATTTGGTTGCTGATGTTCTGACCGATATTACATCGGGGGGATTAGCCGTGGACCGAGGCGGATCATACACTGTTCGTTTTGTTAACAGAACAGAATACGGAGCAAGGATTCGCTTAGCAATTACAGGTTCCGGTGGAGTTGCTGGAGGAATTCCAGTGAATGCTGATTATATCGAATGGAATCGACTTCTTGAACCAGAAACTTCTTATGAGACTTCTCCGATTCCTATCGCTGATGGAATGAGAATTTATGCATATTCTGATGCCACAAATGTTTCCGTGTCTGCACATGGAAGAATGGGTGTTCTGAACAATGCGTAAACTGACAGCAGGGCAAGCAATCACAGCAGGGCAGCTTGTTGAATTCAGAAGTGGATTAGTATATCCTGTATCTAATGCAACAGAAGCGGCAGTCTCAAGTACAGGGCAAATAACTACTTCCACGATAAATTTGAGCCCAAACGGAGCTAGAAGAACAAACGGAGGGGAATTATTTGTAAGAAATCCTGCAGATGGTTCTCTTTACTTTTTTGGATACTCAACAACAGGAGATACATATACTCTTAGTTTGAGTAGAATCACTTTGGGCTCAACCACTGTTTCCTCTGTAACAATTGACAGTTATTCTTCACCTGCATTTACCGTTTCCGCAGTTCCAATTTATATTGGATTTCTAAGCAACGGAAATATTCTTTCTGTCTGGAATTACCAAGATACAGCTTTGGCCAATGCGTTTGGCGCAAGATTTGCGATCCATACTCAAACATTAACATCTGTTGTTGGAGCTACCACTGTTTCGAATTGGTCATCTTCTGGCATCAATCTTGATTGGACTGGCGCTACAGTTCTAACCCAAAATGGAAATTCAGGATTCGTCGTATCTTTTCCTCGAGATGTAGTTTCTCCAGTTCAAATGCGAATGATAAGATATAATAATTCAGGAGTGGCGCAAACATCAGCAATTCCGTTATACACTTATGCTTCTGTTGCAGGAAGTGCTTATGTAACATTGGCTGAATTAAGTAATGGAAATGTTGTTCAAGCTATGAATGCATCTTCGAGTTCAAGCCCCACAGGGATGATTTTGGGAATATTCAATCCTGCCACAGGATCTGTCGTTGTTCCTTTTGCGAATATAACTCCATCAGCATCAACACCATTACCTGTTAGAATTGCCACTGTAACTGGAGCATTTGCTCTCAACTATCTTGTAAGCACCAATTCTCTCAGATTCGATTTATTTTCAAATGATGGAACTCGACAGGGATCTCAATCAACAATAAGCGTGACTTCAGGGCAACAAGGAACCATAAACTATCAAACAACAAATTTGTTTTCTGATGGAACAACCTTCTATCTTTATCGAGGAGGAGTGGATCAAATTCTTAGAGCAATTTCATCAACGAATGTCACTCTAAGAACTGTAACTCTCTCTTCGACAATGACAAACATGGGATGGGTCATAGATAATGGAATTATCCATGGATATGGGCAAACTGCTTATGCTCCAACTGCTTTAGAACAACATGTTGCAATTCGAGCAAGTGATTTTTCTATCATTATTGCTGCTACAACTTATGGTTCTTCTGGAACATACGTTCAAGTAGAACCAACTCTTTCATATGTTGCTTCGGGAGTAATTGCTACTTATTTTTGGAATGGAACTAGTCAGATCACTTTTAGAAGAATCAAAGTAGAAAGCACTACTGTACAAGGAATCGCTTGGACAAATGCTTCTGTTGGAAATTCTGTTTTAATTAGAGATGCGGAACCAGGAACATACAAATTGTCTTCTGCTGTTACAGGAACTTCTTTCCCTATAACTTTAACTGGAGCATATGTGAATGGACTTAGAGGTTGTATTGGTGTCGTCAATGATTCGACCACTCTGTTAATTTCTCCTCAAACAAGACCGTTAGGATAAAACATGGCAAGCGGGTTTCTAGGTTCCGTTTCATCGGGAACATCAATAACTGTTCAATTCAATTCTTTAACAAAACTTGTTGTCAGTCCTAGTTCTGGTTCTTCAGCTCAAGTTTCTTTGAATGGAGTGAATTGTTTGTTTTTCAACTCAGCTTCGGGAACTCCTCCTCAGCAAATAACTTATGTTGCTCCGGGAACTCACACGATTGCTGCGGTGAATCAAACCTTTTGTTTTTGTTGTATAGAGGAATCGTAGTCGGTTATGAAAACACTGTTTATCAATGAAGGAAAAATCGTAGGCTCCGTCTTATATAATTTCGGAACTCCCGGATGTTCGCTTCCTTTCGAATATCAACTGGATTATGAAAATGATGCAACTCCTGGAGAAGTAGGATGGGATGCGGAATTGGTTGATGGAGAATGGACTTTTACTGCTCCTCCAGCTCCTCCACAAGAAAGACTCGTAAATGTCGTTCTTTGGCTTTCTCGCTTCACTCCTTTCGAGAGAGTAAATATTCGAGCAGCAAGAGCAGGCAATCCAATAATCGATGACTTCTGGCTCATGCTCGAAGATACGAGAATGCCAAACATCGACATTGCGCTTCCGTCGGTTGCGGCAGGACTCGATTATCTTATCTCTCAGAATCTGATTGCCCCAGAACGCAAAGCTGCTCTTCTGGCCTAAATACAACACATTCGTTTCGAAATCTAAAAGGATTTATTATCATGGCTGCTACAGCAAATTTTCCTGGTCTTGCTCGTTGGTCTTTTCAAACATTTGTGAACGCTGATGGTACGACTGCGAAGACTCTATTCACTCCCGGTTCTCAAGGTTCCAAGATCGTAGCTATCACTGCATTTTCAACAGACAGTTCAGCTCGTGATCTTCGTCTGAGCCTTAATCGTTCGGCAACAAACTATCCTTTCTCTACTATTGCTATTCCATTGAACTCAGGAAACACAAACTCAGTTCCTCCCGTGGCAGTTCTTCAAACAACTCAAACAGGCGGAACGATCATTTCTCCAACTGGTATTCTTCCACTCGACCAAGATGCCCAGGTGTATTTCTTCCTACAATCAGGCGATTTGCTAACAGCAAACTTCACAACAGCTGTAACAGCGTCAACTCAAATCACCATCCATGTTTGGGGTGTGGATTACTAATCCATGCTTGGAACGCTAGGTTCTTTCAAACGAATAAAGAGAAGACGTCGCGGAAGACGAGTCGAAAGAGTTCGCATTAGAGGTCCATTTAGACTCAGAGAAAGAGCAACTGGAAGAGGCAAAAATAGAAGATTTGCTTCGAGAACAATCCTATTCCAAACTGCACAAACAGTCACTAATAGAACCTTCATTATTCCGCAAGGAGTAACATCTATTATTGCGACTGTTTGTTCTCCAGGTTCTCCTGGTGGTTATTCAAGAGAACCATCTTCGGGTGGACAAGGAGGAGCAGGAGGTTCTATGAGAAGAGCTTCCATTTCCGTAACTCCTGGGCAAGCTCTTATCATAAATTTCTCCGAATCGACAGCTCAGCAAGTAGATCCGGCTCCTGCTTGTACTGTGGATTATATCAACTCTTCCAATAGAATAACTTTCACTTCTACTTCGGGAAGCTCGGTCGTATCGACAGCAACTACTATTACAGGCAGCTGGACTAACATAGAAGCTGCAACAGGAAGTTCTGGAGATAATACATTCCCAAGCAATCCAGGAAGAGCGGGAGGAGCGAGCGCAACTCTTTCAACTAATTTCGCTGGAACTCAAGGATTAGGTGGAGCAGGAGGAACAGGAGTTCTTCTTACGGCAAATAATGGCGGTCAACCGGGAGGTGTTCCTGGAGGCGGTGGTGGTGGAGTTTTCCTAAACTCATTCCTATTCGGAAGAGGCGGTCCGGGATTTGTCCGAATTGAAGTAGGATAATAAATAGTCTCGCACATAGGAAAAAGAGACTATAAAATGGCCAAACCTAATTCTCGTCAAACTTTCAAGGACTATTGTCTCCGTCGTCTCGGAGCTCCAGTAATCAACATCGAAGTGGATGATGAGCAGATCGATGATAGAATCGACGATGCTTTGAACAAATATCGCGACTATCATTACGACGGAACGGAAAGAGTTTACTATAAAATCAGAGCGACCGAAGAAGATGTTGCTCGACAATATTTCGTTCTTCCCGACGACATCAACGGAGTCATCGGGATTTTTCGCATAGGTTCTTCTCCGAACATCTCGAATCTGTTCAACATTCGATATCAAATCCATCTCAACGATTTGTTCGATTTCTCATCAGCAACATACACGCCATATGTTATGGCTATGAGACATATCGAAACTCTTGAAGAGTTGTTTATCGGTCAGACTGCAATTCGTTTCAATCGCCATAATAATCTTCTTTACTGCGATTTGAAGTGGGGTTCAGATGTAACTCCAGGAACATGGATCATTGTTGATGGATATAGAACAATGAATCCTGACGAATACGTGGAAGTGTGGAATGATCCGTGGTTGAAGAAATATGCAACAGCTCTCATCAAACAACAATGGGGAGAGAATCTCAAAAAGTTCGAGGGAACTCAACTTTTGGGTGGAGTTGCTTTCTCCGGACAGCAAATCTGGAATGAAGCGAATGAGGAAATTGAGAAACTAGAAGCAGACGTAATCAACTCATATTCTCTGCCATCTATGGATATGACCAACTAAGATGGCTCTCAACAAATACTTTCGCAATTATGGATACTCTCGAGAACAGAACGTCATCGAGAATCTTATTGTGGAAAGTATCAAGATTTATGGTATTGAGGCAAAGTATCTTCCCAGAACAATCGTCAATCAGGATTTCATTCTGGGAGAGGATCCACTCTCGCAATTCAATCTGGCTGTGGATGTCGAACTCTATGTAAAGGATGTTCGCGGTTTCGAGGGAGACGGAGACTTTCTATCCAAGTTCAACTTGGAAATTCGTGATCAGGTGACTCTTACGATGGCTCGTAAAAGATGGAACCAAATCGTAACGGAAAAGCTCACGACGGAAGTGGGATTCAATTATCAGCTCGAAGAAGCCAACACATATTCATATGGAAACAGTTCTAGCATTCTTTTGGAATCAGGATCTGCCAACAATTATTCGCTAACTACCTCTCGTCCAATGGAAGGAGATTTGGTATTCCTTCCGATCAACAATAAGCTGTATGAAATTAAGTTCGTCGAGCATGAAGCCATTTTCTATCAGCATGCCAAATTGTACACATACGATTTAACATGCGAACTGTTTGATCGTGACTCTCGTCTTCGCACGGGAAATACTATCATCGACAAAATTGAAACAGACTTCTCTATGGATATGTTGCTCAACAGAATCATTCATGAAGATGGAGATTATGTCACGTATGAAGATGATTCGTATCTCGTGTTTGAATATCGTCTGGCAGATTCCAACAAAGCTGCGAACAATGAATCATTCATGATTTCTGCTCCCAACTACATCGATTGGTCCGAACAAAATCCATTCGCCGGAGACGTGAGATACTAAAATGATTTTTGGAAACGACTCTTTCTACAATCAGACTCTTCGAAGATATATCGTGACCTTCGGAAACATGTTCAATGAACTTGTGGTTCAGCGATTAGATGTTGCTAGAAACACGATTCAGACGATTGCTGTTCCAATCACATATTCGCCAAAGGAAAAGTTTCTCGCTCGTACAACTCTTGATCCTAATCTGAACAGACCGATAGCTGCTCAGCTTCCGGCGATGTCCTTTGAAATTACCGGAATGAGTTATGATGGAGAGAGAAGACTTTCTTCGACGACTCAGAATGTAAAATACACGACGAAACAATCCGGAGTTCTCAGAAATTATGTTCCTGTTCCATGGAACATTGATTTTTCTCTATACATCTACATTCGTAACGCCGATGATGGCGCTCAGATTCTTGAACAGATTCTGCCATTCTTCGGACCAGAGTGGACCAACAAAGTTATTCTTCTGCCTTCGATGAATTTGGCATATGATATTCCGACCGAAATCACTTCGGTCTCGATGGAAGATGCGTATGAAGGTTCTTTTGATGGTAGAAGAACAATCATTTACACGATAAACTTTATGATGAGAGGTTACTTCTTCGGTCCGATCCATTCCACAGGTCCGAGAAACAAGCTCATCAAGAAAATCAAACTGGACTTCATGGTCCCCGAAGGTAATACGATTACAGATCTCACTGTTGCCGAAACAGGTCGTTCAGAAAGAATCATCATTACGCCCGGTCAACTCGCGAATGGTTCTCCTACGAGCAATTCTGCAGCTTCGATAAATTATCAGCTCATTTCGGCAAACTCGAATTATGGATTCGCTTCGAACACCTTTGTATATGCAGATGGATTGAAGTACAATCCAAGAAATGGTCAAGATGAGTGAAAATATAAATAAGATGTCTGTCGCGGACCGCCATCCCACAGACTCTAATATTGCATCTTGGAGAAGAACATCAGCTATGTTTATATATTACGTCTACGCATATCTTCGGCAAGATGGAACACCCTACTACATTGGTAAGGGAAAAGAATATCGAGCATTCACTCAAAAATGTCATTTATGCAATCTACCTTCAGATTCATCCCGAATTGTATTTCTCGAGAAAAACCTATCAGAAATAGGAGCGCTTGCTCTTGAGAGAAGATACATTCGTTGGTATGGTCGTAAAGATATAGGAACGGGAATACTCAGAAATAGAACAGATGGAGGAGAAGGAACTTCCGGTCTAGTTCATTCAGAAACAACAAAAGCTAAAATTAAAACAAAACGTTCATTGCAAGTGTTTTCCGAAAAAACAAGAAAAAAATTCAAATCTAACATGAAAAATCGTTGGAATGACGCATCTTTGAAACACAAACAGGGTTGTTTATATAAAGGTTCTGGAAATCCTTTTTTTGGTAAAACACATTCAAACAATACTCGAAGCAAAATATCCAGCTCAATAAGTTTAGCAAGATCATATAAAACTTGCTGTGTTTATTGTCACAAAGAACTCGATAGTGTAAATTTCAAAAGATGGCACGGTTTCAAATGTAAACACAAAACGGGGATTGACGAATGACAGATGTAGTGGATAAAAATCTTTCGAACTTTCTGAATATTGAAGCTCCTGTTCCTCCGCCTCCGAAGGAAATTGTAGTTCATCAGGCGCAAGAGCAGACTGACGATAAGAAAGAAGCTGACTTCGAGATCGCTCGAACAAATATCAAGACTCTTCTCGTGAAAGGAGAAGAAGCTCTTGACGGAATTCTGTATCTTGCTCAGAATTCAGATCATCCTCGCGCATACGAGGTTGCCGGACAGTTAATCAAAACTCTCGTTGATGCCAACAAAGATTTGATGGGTCTGCACAAGACAGGAAAAGAAGGACGAGAGAAAGCTTCAACAGTAATCGAGCCAACGATTACGAACAATTCAATTTTTGTGGGAACAACAAATGATCTACAGAAATTGATCAAAGAGAGGAAAGAAAACAATGCTGACGTTTAGAGATTTTGTAGAAGAGTGCTGGCAAGGATATGAAAGAGTTCCAGGAACAAAGGAGTTCTCTAAAGGAAGCTGCCGAAAGAAAAAGAAAATGAACGAGGAAACTGATCTTGCGTGCAACAAACCAAAAAGAACACCTGGTCATCCTAAATCTTCACATGTAGTTAAAGCTTGCAGTAACGGTAAAGAGAAAACTATTAGATTTGGTGAGCAAGGAGCAGAAACTGCTGGTAAACCAAAACCAGGAGAATCTGAAAAAATGAAAAAGAAAAGAGCTTCTTTCAAAGCTCGGCATAGAAAAAATATTGCTAGAGGCATTTTCAGTGGAGCATATTGGGCAAACAAAGTAAAATGGTGATTGGATAAGAATATCATGGCTAGACATATTGATGATGGATATAAATCAAATCCTCTATTGAGACCTTGCAATGCTCCAATGCAATACACCAAGGCTCAAATCGAGGAATACATTCGTTGCTCGGAAGATCAAGAATACTTCATCCTCAACTACGTGAAAATCATCAACGTGGATAAGGGTCTTATTCCCTTTGAGATGTATCCATATCAGAAACGCATGGTTAATACCTTTGCGCAAAATCGATTCGTAATCACAAAGATGAGTCGTCAGTCGGGTAAGTCTACGACCGTTACATCATATCTTCTGTGGGAAGCGCTATTCAAGGACAATCAGAACATCGCTATTCTGGCCAACAAGGGAAAGCTGGCCAACGATCTTCTGGAAAAAATCAAACTCGCATATCAAAATCTTCCTAAGTGGCTTCAGCAAGGAGTCGTATCTTGGAACAAGGGTTCTATCGAACTTGAGAATGGTTCCAAGATTATTGCTGCCGCAACCTCATCATCGGCAGTTCGCGGTGGATCATTCAACATTCTGCTTCTGGACGAGTTCGCATTCATTCCAAGAAACATCGCCGAAGCATTCTTCACGTCCGTGTATCCGACAATTTCATCTGGTAAGAGCACGAAAATCATAATCGTATCCACTCCATATGGAATGAATCATTACTACAAGATGTGGATGGATGCGGTCGAAGGAAAATCTGATTACGTTCCTCTTGAAATCCACTGGAGCGAAACTCCTGGACGTGATGAAAAGTGGAAAGAGGAAACGATTCGTAACACCTCGGAAGAACAATTCCGACAAGAATTTTCCGCCGAGTTTCTCGGTTCTACGAACACCCTCATCTCTCCGGTAAAGCTCCGCGAAATGGCTTGGACCGAGCCTAAGAAAAACAGCTGGGGCGTGGATGTTGTTGAAGATCCAGTTCCCAATAACACTTATGTCATATGTGTAGACTCTGCTCATGGTGTAGGACTAGACTATTCGGCATTCTCCGTTATCGATGTTTCGCAAGTTCCATATAAACTTGTGGCAAAATTCAGATCCAATACAGCCTCTCCAATGCTGTATCCCGAAATCATTGCTTCAACAGGTTATCGCTATAACAACGCATTCATTCTGGCCGAAACGAATGATATTGGAATGAGCATGGTTGAGGCTCTTCAAAGAGATCTGGAATACGAAAATATTCTCATGACAGTTTCGAAAGGAAGAGCCGGACAAAAACTTTCACAAGGTTTCGGGCAAAGAGCAACCTTCGGATTGAAGATGACCAAGCAGGTAAAGTCCATTGGTTGTTCAAACATCAAGGACATCATTGAGTCGAACAAGCTCATCATTCGAGACTATGATGTGATTCAAGAATTATCCACATTCATTCAGGTCAAGCAATCGTATCAGGCCGAAGATGGAGCTCATGACGATATGGTCATGACTCTTGTTATGTTTGGTTGGCTCGTTCGTCAACCATTCTTCAAAGAATTGACCAATACGGACATTCGTCTAAAGCTTGCCGAAGAAAGATATTCCGAGATTATGGAAGATCTACTCCCTGCAGGATTCGTTGATGACGGAAGAACAGACGAGGCTCAGTCATTTGAATCGCCAAGAAATGGCGGATTCTTCGATCCATTTTCATACTAGAAATCTCGTTTTAATAAATACTCCTACGAAATACAGACTATCTTGATGATCTACGAGGAGATAAATCCATGCCATTTCAAGTTTCAGCTGGTGTTAATGTCAGTGAAATCGATCTAACAACAGTTATCCCCACTGTTTCTACAACAGAGGGCGCTTTCGTCGGCCATTTTCGTTGGGGTCCAGTTCAAAAAAGAATCCTAGTAGATTCCGAAAATACGCTCGTTGCTCAATTCGGAACTCCAAATTCTAACTCGGCATCGGATTTCTTTACCGCATCCTCCTTCTTGGATTACGGCAATAAGCTTTATGTTGTTCGCGTTGTTGCAGATGCCAATACAACAACTCAAAGAACAACCTCTACGACAATTGCAAGAAACGCAATTGCCAATGCTGCAAATACGAAAAACACGATCATTCGTAACAACGATGAATATGAATCATCGTTCATCAATGGTATCACTGGTGTTGGAGCATGGGTCGCAAAGTATCCAGGTGATCTCGGAAACTCTCTGCGCGTTTCTGTCTGTCCATCGGCTAACGCTTGGCAATCCACTCTTACAGGATCGGTCATTTTCACGGCCAACTCAGCATCCGTTACAGGACTTGGTACATCATTTACAACTCAGCTAACAGTTGGCGATATTCTTCTTGCTGGTCCAGATCGTATTGAAGTGAAGGTTGCTTCTATTGGTTCAGCAAACACGCTGACTCTCCAGACCAGATATTCTGGAAACTCACTATCGCAAGTTTCAGTTTCTCGTAGATGGGAATTCTTCAACTTCTTCGATGATGCTCCCAGCTCTTCTGATGCTGCTCGTAGAACCTCATCTTCAAATGACGAAATGCACGTCGTAATCGTCGATGAAGATGCTCGTTTCTCCGGTTCATCGAACAACGTTCTTGAGAGATTCCCCAAAGTTTCCAAGGCAGCTGATGCCAAAAGCGAAAACGGAACGAACAATTACTATAAGCAAGTGCTCAATGACGAATCTCAATATATTTGGTGGGCAGCTGCTCCTGCAGGAATCACGCATATTGGAAAAAATCTAACTCAATCGTTGGATTTCAATGCTGGTTCTCAGGCTCGTCCAATCAATGCTTCTCTCACCAATGGTAGAGACGGAACTCTTCCAAGAGAAGCTGATTACTCATTCGGACTCGACAAGTTCGTTTCTTCGGAAGATGTTGATATCTCTCTCCTCTTCCTTGG